CATGCGAAGGTAGGACACGTACAAACCGCGGAGGGTAGAAGCATCGTATATAAGAGGATACGTGCCTCCCCGAAACATGTTGGTTACATTAGTGCTGGTTATGAGTACAGCACTACATCGTACCGCTGCACCGATAGTATGATCGGTTTGGCGAATATGCGCACTTCAGCCACTAAGAGTGAAAGTGGCGCGCAAATAAGGATCAACGCAGTGCAAATGAACATCGTTACCTACTACGAGGAGCGAAAAGTTCCGCTTACCGGCAAGGTCGGTATTGACGTATTGCACGCCCAAATACTTGCTGAGTTAGCATTTTACACCGAGCGACACGCGGTGGAAAACCAGCAAGTTACACGTAGCGCCGTGATACCCTTCCGGGCAGATGTGAACCTGCCGGTTGAAGGACGCGACGCATACGTGGACATTCCTGACGAGGAAGACACTCCCCCCGAGTTCATAGGACCACTTGAAAGCGGAGCGACCGCGCCACCTGACGTCCAATGCTTGCTACTAAAACCTCCAACAGCCCCCCCGGCTGCTTTGTTTGAGGATGACGGAGCGAGTACGTCATACCGTCCCCTAATCCCAGTCGACCTGACTGAGGTGATCTCTGACACCGACACCCCCGAAGCCATAGGCGAAGGAGCCCCAACACCCCACGTTAGTGGAGAGCCAGTTGGAGTCGTCTCCGTAAAGCGCCGTCCAGGCGACGGGGTTGAAGGCAAACTCACAGCTCTTCGCCAGTTTACCACGCAACCCGTGATAGCTGGTAGGAGTTTCTCATCCGCGAAGACCCGTGGCAATATGAAAGATGCGCTTCAGCGACGCATTATTGACCACCACTACGACGCCCTTAAGATGAGAGAATACGATCCAAAAGTTCGTGAGTATTTAGTCGAGAACACAAAACGGTATACGCGGGAGTTGGTGCGCCTTTTCGGCCACGCAATCCCGTGTGACGCGCGGACCTACCGCGAATCCAGATACAAGCGAGCGCAGGTTGTGAACTGCGACGCAAACGAAACCATTTCCGACGTTATAGACGTGAACAACGTCGGTGATATGGCCAAGGCGAATTTGAAAGTCGACCACCAGAACAACCCTAACAAGGCTGCTCGGATCTTCTTTTCAATGCCGGGCTCAACATCGATAAACATTGGCAAGCTAGGCTATGGTTTATCTAAATGGTATTCCCAGATCCCATGCTTCCTTTCCGGTAAAACCCAGGCCGAGCAAAGCGAAGTTATAGCCGCAGTCGGCGGCAGAGTCAAAGAGCAGTTGATTGAGACTGACGATTCAGGACAAGACGCCCACACCGAAGCCAACGACCGCGCATGCGAGTTCGCGGCCTATTCGGAGATCTTCCACCCAGACGTTGTAGGAGACGGAGAGTGGTTGAAAACCGCACACGATTCGGACTTTAGGTTCCCCGTGTACGTGAAAGGGTGTCCAAGACTGGACTTGACCGATGAGGATTTGGAATGTATGAGGCTGAGCGGGTCGGGCCTCACAACTGGACCAAACACCATACTGAAGTTCGTCGAGACATGCGACGCAATAGCTTTATGGAAGCCCAAGTGGAACACGCGACAGATTGTCGCATATGCGCTTAGATACTCCTTCGGTTGCGGTGACGACCGAGGACTGGGTGACATTCCCATCAAATACATTCGACAAGCCGCCAAGTTGCGACGCACCAAGCTGAAGATCAAAGTTGTTAAGAAAAGTTCCGGCCGCCCAGTACTAATATTGGGCCGCTATTTCCCGGGATTCTTTGTTGGCAGCACAGCTTCGTATTGCGACATTGGTAGAGCGCTCTCCAAATTACACGAGACCTCGCAACAGACGACCGTTCCGAAACGGGACATTTGGTTGTCAAAAGCGATCTCGGGGTACTACACCGACAGGAACACGTTGGTATTTGGGGAGATATGTTCGAAAATACTCGAGGTGTACAACCACGAAGTTGATGAGAACAAGGTGATCAGCCAAGAGGAGCTGGCTACCATGAAAACCTCGGACAAGACATACTCCTGGAACAGCCTGCAATCCATGATGGTGGACAAGAACGGACGGTACAACAACAGTACCGAGTTCACCGAGCAGATGGAATATACCCTGGCCACACAACTACCAAACTATGACCGAGTTGTGCTTGACCAGTGGCTGCAAAATCCAGTGGACGAAAATGGTGAGTTGAAAGACCCACCCACAATCTGGAGGGAGCGCGACCTGACATTCGCAGAGTTAACGGCGGAGGGGCCAGTATTACTGGAAACGCCTGAAACTGAGTGTTACGCAGCCGCGCCACAACCACCACCAGAGAACCCACGACGCAAAGACAAGAAAATCCCCCCACCATCGGGCAAGGATGCCGATCTTGTCAATGCAGCGGTGGCGGGCCTAAAAGCTCGCCATGAAGGACCGGATTCGAAAAAGAAGAACAAGTCCACCGTAAAAACTACTACCGCTCCCGTCGCGCAAAACCAAACCTCGCGCGGTAAGGCAAACACTTCCAAGCGTCGTCCTAACAAGGATTTCTACACCGACGCAGCTTTAGAGTATTGGACCAGTCTCTCTGACACTCAAAAAGCCGCGCTCACCGAAGCACGCAGGAAGAAAACGAAGTGGCCCAAGTTCCCCGGGAAACCGAGGCCGTACCCATACTATCGTGACCATGAGGCAGAAAACGGGAGTTCTGCCACTCAGTAAGTACGCATACCATAACGATACTTACCCCACCAACAACACTCAACCTATACCTTTACACTTCACCATGGCCTCACTTGGTGATTTCGAGATTTTGGAGGACAACCGAACCTGGGCTCCTCCCCCGAATCTCCCCCCATCTACTCTCGACGAAATGCAAGGGCGCACCGCTGACATAGGCGGCGCCACCCATGACCTAAACCGTCTTGAACGGTCCGGCTTACTTACTCGAGCCGGGCGAGAGTGGCTCATCGGAGCCGTGGATCCATTCCACGACACCGCTTTGAGCGTAGAAGGTTATCCTGATTATCAAGCGCCTAACACTATCACACAAGTTGTTAAGCGTACGATGACAATACAAGCCCCACCATCCGCAACCACGACTTGGGATCTAAACATCTTTTTGACCCCACTCGTAAACGCGGAACCAAAGCCCGTGGAACGCCCATGCGTAGATTTGACAATATCTAACGCAGACGGCGGGAACATTTTGAATCCCGCCGGTAACCTGCATGCCCTAGGCACAGTCACTGCGGTGGCTGTCCCGAGTGGCGGCAGGACGTTCCCACGCGGCCAAAGTACCGTCGATCCTGCCGCTGAATGGTCAAGTTTGTCCATCAGCGAGCGGGAAATGATTGCCCCATTTACGCCTACTGACACGTTTTCCGAAGGGGAAATGCGTGTTGTGGGCATTGGAGTGGAGATTATTGATGCTAACGCAACCCTGTATCAACAGGGGACAGCCATGTGCTATGCTACAAATCGTTTCAACACGATGTCCAGTAGCATGACTGTGGACGCGTTCGACCCCGCCGGAGATACGTACAGACAGTGCGACGCTTATGCGTCGCGTGGCCCACCTGGCTCCCTACAGGAAGCGGCCCTACTGCCTGACACGCGACAGTGGCACGCCCGAGAAGGAGCGTACCTGGTCGCACGTATGCAAGGCTCGGAGAACGAGTTTCGCAGGCCACTGCCCATACAACCCTACATTTTGGGCAAGGAGTTGCAGTCGACCTTCAAAGGACCGACCGACACCTCATGGCATGTAGTCCCGCTAGGTAACAACCTCGATACCTCGCAGGAGCCGTCCGCCAATGACGGTAATCCAATCCCACGCACATTCCACCAATTTGACCAGTGCGGCGTTTATTTCGCCGGCTTGAGTGGTTCAGCCTTGAACCCGAGCGGAGCCATGGTTGTGAACGTCCGGTTCATAATCGAAAGAGCCCCCACTGCTGAGGAGACGGACCTCATCACTCTAGCCAGGCCATCGCCCGAAGCTGACCCAACCGCTTTCGCCCTCTATTCGGAGGCGGTTCGACTCGCACCACCCGGTGTGATGTTGAAGGAGAACGCTACGGGCCAATGGTTCCGCGATGCTGTACGAAACGTGACCGAGGAATTGGGCACGGCAGCACCGCACCTGCTGGAAGGATTCATACGTGGTGGACCACAAGGAGCAATTACGGCGGGCCTGGAATACGGGCTAAATAACGCTGGCAGGATTTCGAAGAACCTCACGAAGTCCAATTCCACCAAAGCGGAACGGCGCGCGGTCCAGGCAACCCAAGACCTGGCCAAGAACGCACGCACCCGCCCACGACGCCAGCGGCGACAAAGACGAAAAGAGAAGCGTATCGACAAGCGAATAAAACGGTTGAACGCACGACGTTAAAAAACAGGATAAAACACATAAACATATAACAACACGGTATTTACCAGCACTAGCCAAAACACGGCCATGACCTGCAATGGTAGCCACACCAAACATTACTAAGGCCCACGCAAAGCGTGTATCTGGCCCTCTAGTTACACTGCCTCTGACTCCATAACCAACCACCGCATAACTGCACATGGTGACTTGGGTGAAAACCTTGGAGCTGACGGAATACGTTGTTGAAAAACCCCCAAAAACCCCCTACCACAACCCCCCCCCTTTCCCCACGAC